ACCAGCGGCACTTCTGAGGAAATCTGCTACCTGCAATCCTCCTTGCAGGATTGGTTTTAAGAAGTCAAAGATAGGCGCTAATGCATTTTGAATCCTATTCATAAGATCGCCAATGAAGCTACCAACAAAGTTAGCGGCAATACAAGCGATTGCTCCAAGACCACCTGCTAAGAGTTTTTTCAGTGCATCCTTTACAGTTCCCTTTATACCCTCAACAATCTTTGCTGCTGCACATGCCAAACCGTTCTCTGCGTTCTTTACAGCGTTGACCATTGTGGTCTGGTTCGCTCTACCTGCCGCATGTGCTGTAGCATAGGACTGAGGCGTATTGCCCATCTGCCCGAAGACAGAACTAAATGTATCTTTGTATAAGTTATCCAGTCCCTGCGATAACTGTGGTTCAATCCAATCATAGGCAACATCCATCATTCTGCCTACGAAACCATTCGCCTGAGTCTCAATTACATCAGCAACTGCACCGATCTCTGCTTCTAATTGAGCACCCTTTAGCGATAACTCTTCAATCTTATTTGCCATGTTCTCGATGAGGTTAGTCATGCGAGAGATGGAAAAATCATTACAAGGATCGTCTGTCAATACAAACTTACCAGCACCATCTTGGTCAGCGTACTCACCTTTGTCTGCGCTAGTATTTGTCTCGTTAGATTTTGAGTTCTGTTCGTTAGACTGATCTGTTTTGATTTTAGGGTTTACTGGAACATCTTCTGTGTATCCAGTAAACTTTTTAAATGGTTCACTAAACTCTTCTAAAGTCTGACCATCAGCAGTATGTGCAAAATGACCTAGGATGCATGGTTGTTGAGCTTTGTCACCATCCATGAAGAATCCAATACAGACATCGCCCTGTTGCAATTCTGTAGACTCAACAAAGTTAGCAGCACCACTACCAGCAGTGCTTGGTAGCATTACCTGTGCAAATGGAAGATCTTTATTTTCAATAGTCTCATCAAAGGGATGGTGTCCCATGATGCGAACTTTGTATCTATTACCCCATCCATCGCCATCGACGGTTTGATCTTCCTGGGCATCTCGCGGGGCGATCTGACCCAACCAGAGACGCATACCGTCTCTTCCGAAGAAGTTAGATTGTCCGTAATCGCCCGCTTCTTTTGCCATCAGTCGTCGTAAACTCTACACTCAGCAGCATCTGGATGAGTATCACAATACAACTCAAGTGGAGTAGGATCGTGATCATCCTCTGGATGATTCTCTTTATATGCTTCTAATTCTTTCAACTCTCCCTCAGTATGACGACGCATTTGTGGGGAAAGGGTCGGGTCGTCAAGAATTTTTTTGTCCGATTCAATATGTTGTTCGATGTTTTCCATTGTTACCTACCTGATTTATCTCTGATCACTTTCATAGCAGAATATGATCGATTGGGTGACCAGAAGTGTGTTATTTCTTTTATAATATATAGACCACTTTGCTTATCGTCTAATTCGTCTTCGCTGTCTGTCAAAGGAAACTTACAATCAATAACATCACCAGCGACAAGACCAACATTCATGGCACAGGTAAAAGTTACCGTTTGTGTGAACATTGAACTGTAACGGGCGATAGACTGAGAGATATCCTCTAATTCATCATTATTGATCTCTTTAGAGACCTTTTCTTCAGACTGACCAACATCATAGACTCCACAAATCAGTCTTTGTCCCAACTCATTAGATGGGATTTTATTTGGATCTTGAACCTCTGGTTCTGGATTTTCTTCTGTTCCTAAAGACTCCTGATCATCATTAGCCTGGAACTTATTATTTACAAACTCAAAAGTATTTGGATTGAAGAAAACTCTGTATGTTGATTTTTCACCAGCAGCAGTGTCTCCAATGACATCGTTATTGTTTTGGACGCTGTATGTCAACACTTTCGACATGTTCTTTTCAACAATCTCGTCCATGTTTTCTCTACATGCAGCAGCAGCGTTTTCATTTACCCTGCTAAATGTATATTCCATTTTCTTTTCCACTTTAATCATTTCTTCAAATGATTTAAAGGTAACTCCCTTTCTAGTCTGCCAGAATAGAAATCCAGCAGTCTTACTATTAGCACCAACTGGAATAGCTCTCGCTGCCAGATGAGGGATAATAGTATATGGTTTTCTCATATTACCATAGAAGTTAATATTCTTTTGAGTTTCTTCTACCTCCGCAATAGCATCCTCCTCAAACTTCAGCAATTTTAGCACATCATTGATGATCTCGCTAACTTTTTGACCCTTATATTTCTTTAACACCCTAACATTTTGATTGGTCATTGCCTCCTTAGACACTAGATGCAGAGTAAATGTCTGCATCTGCTTCTCTTGAATATATCCACTAATGCTATTGACATACATCTCAACCTCAAATACACCAGGGTCCTTATCAATATGCATCTCATATGGTGTTGTAATTTTAATAACTACCTTTTCCCCTCCACGGATGGGTAGACTATTATATACATCACTTGTAGAGACAATTGTCATATGTGCAGTGATTGTTGGAGAAAATACATCTTCGTAATATTGAAATGCTACGACACCCTCCTTCATATCCAATTCATCCCCTTTCAGGGAGGTAATTGTGATAGTGTCATATCTAGATGCTTGAGTTGGTTGTGGCATTATGTGTAGAAATTCCTCATCGTGAGCGACTTAGAGACCCATTCGCTATAGTCTGGACCACCAGATGTGCTAGGTGGAGAAGACTTAGATCCCGATCCAGAACCACCAGATTCATTCTTAGCTATAGTGCTATTTATTGGGAATGGGACAATAGTAGGACTATCAGGTTCCTCTAAAGCACTGGGATCTAGTTTACTAGGTCCAGTGCTAGAAGAGGATAGCAGAGTGCTAGGAGGTTGTGTGTTTACTGATCCTCCAACATGGTTAAAGTGTGTTGATGTAGCACTGTAGTCAGCATGAATAAACCCATACTTATGAGCGTTCTTTCTAATCCATTTACCTGCAGCACTATTCCAGTTAATATCAAATGCCTCACCATACATGTGGGCAGAGTTCTTTGAAGAACCCTTAGTATTTGCGTTTGTCTCAGGATTTCTATAAGAACTAGAAATACCAGATCCAATATCAATACCCTCTTCTGCAGCAGCTGCTGCCATTCGTTTGAAGTCTGCCGCTACATTACCCTTTGGTCCAGTGCTGTTAAGCATAATCTTTCTACCCTTGTAGTCAACATATCCAGTATCTACAAGGTTCACATTACCTGCTTTAGGAGTTGTTGGTTGTACACTAGGTTGTGGTTTTGGTGGTGGAGCGTTGAAAGCATCTCTAACTGCGGATGCAAATGTTGATGACTTTGTTCCAAAATCATCTTCAAAACTTCCCTTCTTCTTATCTTTTAACCATTTTAGTGCATTTGACCATCCAGCATTATGAGCATAAGCAAGAACCTCAAGTTTTTCTCTTTCGTTTAGATTATCATACTCAGGATTTCCACTCAGGTATTCATGGTTTGCTCTTGTATATGCAGCAAAATATCTCTCCTGCATCTCAGGATTCTTTCTAAATCTCTCTCTCGCTGCTTCATCATCTCCTTCATAGGTTTCTCCTAAGTATCTTGCAGCATCCTGTCTGGCAGCAGCACCCATTTGGTATCTACCAGCATAATGTCCCCCAGAACCACCTTGCTCATCATATACCCCGCCAGATTCTTTTGAGGCAATAACATCTCTAAATGTATTGAAATCGCCCTGCTTAAATCCTGCTTTCTTAACCTGAGTCTGTGCTGTTGAACTTGATACCGCACTCTCAGCTAAACTAATACTAGGAGTTGAAGATGGTGTAGATGTTGATCCAGATTCTGTGACCTGAGATCCACCTCTATCTAGTGCTGCTTTAATGTCCTCTACACCTTTTCCATTTACCCAATCTTTAATAGAATCTTGAATATTTTGAATCTCAAACTTCCAGTTAGTTTGAGCTTTATTCACATCACTCACTGCATCATCAATTTTATTTCTAAGTTTGCCCTCACTATCAAAGAAATCTAAATTGATTATATTTTCCCACAACTGCTTACCAACATCAATAATAGATGTTATAGCATCAACAGTGGTATCCCACATCTTTTTAATGGACTGGAAAATTCTCTGCACAGTCAATCTAATTCGATTGACTTCATTAATAATTTGAGGTAACTTATCTAAGACAAATCCAACGATGATAGCACCGAGTGCCTTTAACAGTCTTTGGATTGGTCCTCCACCTGTGCTTATTGCTTTATTTGCACCACCAGGTCCAATCTGAGACTCTGGTTTTTTTGCTTCGAGAAGTTTTTCTGCATCAACTTTTTTCTCAGCATCATTTGCTCTAAATACTGCAAGATCTCTAGCAACGATTGCTTTTTTATCTGCGTCTAATTTACTCTTAACAACTTTTTTCAGACCAAGAGTCGCTTGTAAGACTCCTGTAAGTCCGATATCAATCGTATTAATTACTTCGTATGTTGGTACTAGTTTCATTTACCGACACCGTATACAGTTCTAAAGTGCAATAGATAATCATTATTAGGATTGGATGTACTCAGATCTGGAATACCAGTCGCCTCACCATCTCTATAATTTACATCACCCTCATACCCACTAGCATCATCCTGATAATTGAATGGCACTATTTGAACTTTTGATTCTTTCTTAAATGGTTGTGTTATAGTCTGCTCCAAGCTTTGATTCTTCACGGGTTGCATCTTGGGAGGAGAAGTCTTTTCTTCTTTAGCACCAGGAATGGTAGTAGATTTCTCTCCAGACTCGACTTCAGTCTCCTGAGAAGTTTCGGGTTTAGAGATTGTGGGTCCACCTGGTGTAGTAATCTTAGGTTCCTCAGTAACCTTATATTCGGAAACCTTTGTGAGCATGTCAGCCTGTATCATTAGAGACTCTGCCGTCTCCTTATCGCCCGCAGACATTGGACGACCTTCAGCTTGCTGGTACGATTTATTGCCGATGGTTAGCAATAGCATTTTTTGAGCATCAGTAAGAACCTTACTGTCAACCTTTCCAGCATCTCCCATGATGGTTTTGGATTCTGCTTCCAGTTTCTTAAGTTCTTCTTGGATTTTATCTTTATCCGATCCACTTGCCTTTTTAAGTCGAGCTCTTGCATCATCTTGCGCTTTCGTATTTCCAGACATTCTCTTTGAGATATCTGCCATTTGTGCAAAGACAAGACGCTGTTCGTCAGTAATACCACCCTTTTCAAATTGTTCAAAAGCTGCGGCGGAGGAGACATCTCCTAAAAGTTCTTTCGCTGGTGGTAGTCCACGACGATACATAGGATCATTTTTAGATTCATAACCCTTAGAAACTGCTTCTATGTTTTCTTTTAACTCAGCAATCTCGGTTCCGAGCGACATGTACTCGTTCCACTCTAATGGGTTAAAGACATTTAACTCCGATCTTCTCTTCGTTTTCTCTTCTAACTCTTTCTGAAGTTTTTCCAGTGTAGATGCTGTTCCCTCCGTTTTAACTGACTCTTGAATCTTCTTGGTTGTTGGGGTCTGATAATTCTCTTCATTTGTCAGGATCGCGCCCAATGCTATTCCAGCACCAAGAATACCAGCGGCAATCCATACGGCAGGGTTTGCTAACAGTGCTAAGATCGCTGGAATTGTAGATACAATAGTGCCAATAAGCGCACTAACTGCACTAAAGATTAGCGGAATACCACCATTTAACAGTAAAAATATACCACCAGCAACAGCAAATGCTTTGAGAACATTGTCTCTAATAGTTAACAGTGTACTGGTATCGCCAGATTGGAACGCTTTTAATGCTTTAGCACCCTTATCAAGTAACCATCCAGCAAAAATCATAGTAAGAGCTTTGAAGAAGTTTCCAAAGACATCTGTTGCCTTCTTCCCTAACTTCTTAACTGGTTTAACGAGAGTGTTTTGAATCGCACCCTCAATAAAGTTCTCTTTCTTTTCTTTCTTAATATTATCTACTCGTTGCTTATCGCGCTGATTCTGCTGCACTTGTGCTTGCTGATCTTGCGCCAAATCTCTCTGCAGGAGTTGAGTAATTCCTGCAAGGTTATTATTAATGACGGATATACTTCTAGTGATACGACCGAACTTCTTGGCATCAATGTATCCTGCAGGAGTTCCTGAGTTAACTACAGTTCCCTCAGGAGTACTCGCCCTACCAGGTGGCAAAAGATTTGTTTGTGGTACAGCTGCCATTAGAAAGTTCCGCCGTTATTTTGTCGTGCCTTTAAGTTTTCCTCTTCAATATATTGTTGTAATAAGGTAAGATAGATCTCCCTCTCAAAGGGAATCATGTTCTCAAGATCACTCAAGCTATATTTATGATGCTGCATCAAGGCAAAATTGACCCTGTAGTAACTTACAAGGTCAGTATGCAACATCGCTAGCTGAAAAAACTTGCCAATCCTTCCAGAACAATAGTATTCTCTTTCTTAGTGTTCGGGTTCGTCACTGTAATCTCATGATACAGTTTAGGCATCGTAGTGAAGAACTTTTCAATGTCTTTGAACTGCTTAGATCCTAACTGACCAAGGAACTCATTCATCTCCTTCTTAGTATAGTCAGATTGTGTCCAGGTCTCTTCCTCATTGTAGATGAGATCCACACAACTGGCGATCATCTCAAAAGATTGATCGAAATCATTAGTCTCAGTGATATTAAAGTTCTGCTTAATGAACTGATCCAGAGAAGGATACTTCATTTTCATCTTCAGATCATCATCCAGAACAATAGTATCCGTGTGTTCTGGATCATGCTTCATGTGAATTTCATCGATGAACACAGTTACAGGAACTTGAGTTGTACCATCATCTTCGCATGTTACCAGGATATCTACGGACTCACCCACAGACTTTCCTCTAACATTCAGGAAGAGATACTCGATGTCAAATGTAGATAACTCATCTACTTTAACACCTCTAGTCAGAATACATGCAGAGAGCACATCTTTAACTGCTCTAGCAATATGCTTCAAGTCATTGGTTTCCATCGCAATGACAAGAACTTTTTCTTCTTTTACCAGGAAAGGTCTATATCTAATGTTCTTTCCTGTAGATGGGATAGTCAGCTCAAATGTAGGAGCACTAATCTTAGGTAATGGCATGATGAGTATGTCAGTGATTTATTTAGCGTCACTCCTCAAGGGGAGTAAAATCTCCAGCACCGTTAGCGTCTCCAAAGTAATTATTACTTAAAGAAGCGGTGGATGTATCATTAACTGTAAGACTTTCAATCTGATCTACACTAGAGTAACCTGACTGAGCAGCATCTCGGAAATCTTCGTTTCCTGGTGCAGGTGGTGTATCGGAGACTGGTGAAACTCTAGATGTTGGTACTAAGGAAGAGATATCCCCGAAGAAATATCTATCATATGCGAATGTAACAGTACATTCTAAAAGTTGGGCATTTCCATAGGAAACTGGCATAGAAGTCACATTAACGGGAAATGCATTTATGAAAGTATACTGCACATCTCTGAAATGATCCTTATCAAACTTAAGGATTTTCATTGTTTGTACCTTATACTCAGATGGATACATCATTCTATAATAGTATGCCCTCTCTCTAGGGTCAACTCCATCTTTACCAGAACCAGATGCAATAAATTCCTGCCACAACTCAAAGAACTTAATGACTCTGTAGTCAGTATCAACATAAAAAGTAAAACTTGTATCCGTGTAAATTCTAGTATGAGCAAACTTCTCAGTTATGCCCATTCTATCGCCTTCAACTTGAGTCGTGCCAAAACTGGTTCCAGGAAGTTCTGCTCTATTGCACAGCAAACCAAGGTCTCTGGTAATAAAATAGTTACCAACTCTGGGTTCTTTTTTACTAATATAACCTTGGAGTTTTTGCAAAGCACCAAACCCCGTGAAATACACTTCGTAGTTGTTGGTCGTCGCAACCTTGCCAAATAACGAAAGCATCGAGGAAGTTGACCTTGCTCTTGGTAGTGGCACAATAAATACCTTTGTTGAACTTACAGTATGTATGGCGTACTCGGGTAAATTTAGACCCTCAAATACACAGAAATATCGAGGAGACCATCGCAACATTATTTATCGCAGTTTGTGGGAACGAAAGTTCATGGTGTACTGCGATAAGAATGAAAATATTCTGGAGTGGGGAAGTGAAGAAATTGTCATCCCATATCGTTCACCTTTGGACAATAGGATCCATCGTTACTTCCCCGATTTCTACATAAAAGTGAGAAATCTCTCTGGAGAGGTTAAAAAGTACATTATTGAGGTAAAACCAAAAAAACAATGTACACCTCCTACACCACAGTCCAGAAAAACCAAGAAATATATCAGAGAAGTGACCGAATATGCCAAAAATCAGGCAAAATGGGACGCTGCTAGAGAGTTTTGTGCTGATAGAAGACTTGAGTTTAAAATTCTAACGGAGAACGAACTAGGCATATGAGCAGACTTCAACCAGTTGTTGATAAGTTCACGGGTATCGAAGAACCCGACACTATCATGGAAGAGGTTATCAGTGTTCTGGA